ACTTAAACAAACTACGCACTTATATCCAAGACCTCGTACAACTGGCTCAGGTTAGTCCTGAGACAATACAACGTGTCAACTTTGATGACTTAGTAACTAGATTAGCTACAGGGCACGGCATTGATACGACAGGCTTGATTAAGACTGAACAGGAACTACAAGCTGAGATGCAAGCACAACAACAAGCACAGCAAAACCAGATGATGCAGGAGGCTGTCAAAGATGCTGCCCCTGGTGTGATGAAGGAAGTTGTGAAAGGCAATCAGCAACAACAGGTACAATAGATGACAAAAACACCCAAGATGACTTTAAAGAAAGATAACCCGAAGGAAGCTGAACCTAAAAAGGAAAAGAAGGTTGAGTATCCTATGTGGCCTGGAATGGAGAATGCTGAATTAGGCGTAAAGTATAGAAACGCTAGAGGCAATATAATTCAGAGGGGTTCAAGCAATGGTTGATACAATACAGGTAGAAGGAAATGTTACAGGTTCTGAAGCTCCAGTGGAGCAAACTCAAGAGTCTCGTCCAGAATGGTTACCAGAGAAGTTTAATTCTCCTGAAGACCTTTCTAAAGCATATGGTGAGCTGGAAAAACAGTACACTCAGTCTCGTCAAGAAGCAGCTCAAACTCAAGAAGCAACGCCTAGTGATGTGGAAACGCCAGAAACTAGTGAAGCTGAAGGAGAGGCTGCTAAACAAGCTGTAGAAAATGCAGGTTTAGATTTCAGTTCAATGGAAGAAGAGTTCGCAGAAACAGGCACACTCTCTGAACAGACTTATAAAGACCTACAGGATAAAGGTATCCCCAAGGAAATGGTGGATTCTTATGTCGATGGCCAACAGGCTAGAGCTACCCAATATACTAATGAATTATTTGGTTTTGCGGGTGGTGAAGAGTCTTACAAAAGTATGACCGAATGGGCAACCGACAACCTACCTGACAGTGAAATTGATGCCTTTAATGGTGCAATCACTTCAGGTAACACATCTCAAGCACGACTAGCTATTGATGGAATGGTATCAAGATACAGGGATAACGGTGGTTATGAACCCTCATTATTGAGTGGTAAAGCCTCTGCCTCTGTGGATACCTATGATAGTTGGGCGCAAGTTACCAAGGATATGGGAACTGCTGAGTACAAGAAAGACCCCGCTTTCCGTCAAGCTGTCGAGAAGAAGCTAGGTAGAAGCACATTTTAACCAGCCTACCAAGGCTGTTAATCAATTCAATACATCCCCAAAAAACAGTGAGGCTCTCTGCGGAGAACACCCTTTCCAGTAAAGTAAGGATTAGCGAATTACATGTTATTAATTTACTAACTTAATTTATTTTAAAGGATATTACAATGAGTAATGCAAACCCATCAGGCATCGGCCTGGTAAACAACGCAGGAACGGCTGATGCTTTGTTCCTAAAACAGTTCTCTGGCGAAGTTCTCACTTCTTTTGAGCAAGCTACAGTAACTGCTGACAAGCAAATGGTTCGCACCATTGCTAACGGTAAGTCTGCACAGTTCCCAGTAATGGGTCGTTCAAGCGCAGCGTATCACACGCCTGGTGCTGAAATCACTGGTACAGACATCAACCACAACGAGAAAGTTATTACTATTAATGACCTTCTATTGTCTAGTCACTTCATCTCTAACATTGAAGAAGCTAAGAACCACTATGATGTGCGTTCAGTTTATTCATCTGAGATGGGCCGTGCGCTTGCTTTCCAAATGGACAAGCACGTTCTACAGACTATGGCTCAAGCTGCTGCTGCATCTGCTAACGTAGGTGATACAAGCTACGCTTCAGGTACTATCATCACTGCTGCAACTTCAAACAGCAATGCGACTGCCTTAATTGGTGCAATCTTTGATGCTGCTGAAGCTCTAGATGATGCTTACGTTCCATCTGAAGGTCGTTTCTGCTTCTTGAAGCCAGAGCAATACTACTTGCTTGCTAACGCTTCTAACGCAGTAAACGTAGACTTCTCTGGTCGTGGTTCGATTGCTGAAGGTACAGTACCACAAATCGCTGGTATCAACCTTATCAAGACTCCACATCTACCTACCGCTAACATAACTGGTGCTGGTGTAGATGCTGGTGGTACAGGCGGCCCACAAGCTGTTGCTGCTGCTAACACTACTGCTCTTATCGCTCACACTTCTGCTGTTGGTACAGTGAAGTTGATGGATTTGGCTGTAGAGTCAGAGTACGACATTCGCAGACAAGGAACCTTGATGGTTGCTAAGTACGCTATGGGCCACGGTGTCCTACGTCCTGAAGCTGCTGTTCAAATCCAGACTGCTTAAAACTTATAGCGGAGGTCATTAATTTGGCTTCCGCTTTTTTTTACTTAAAGAGGATTTATCGTGGCTTTAACTACAACTACAACAGAGCTAGAAGCTGTAAACGTAATGTTATCAGCCATTGGTGAAGCTCCAGTATCTAATCTGAATGATTCAGCACTGATTGATGCAACACTAGCCCAAGCACTTATTAATGAAACAAGTGTAGAGCTACAGACTCGTGGCTTACATTGTAATACAGAAATTAACTTTCCTATCACACCTAATGTTAATAACGAAATACAACTACCTATTGGGTGCGTGAAAGTAGACACCACAGGCGTGTCAAAAGATATAGATGCGACTCAGCGTGGTAATAGATTATATGACAGAGGTGAAAGAAGTTTCACTTCATTTAACAGCACAGTGCATGTCGATATGACATTACTCTTAGATTTTAATGAGCTGCCACAGCACGTTAAACGCTACATCACTGTTAAAGCAGCAAGACGTTTTCAAGCGCGCTTTATGGGTTCAGAAACCTTAGCTGCCTTTACTGCTGAAGATGAGAGAGAAGCACTAATAGAATTTGAAAGAACCGAAGCTATTAATGAGGATAGTAACCTCCTTACAGATAGCTACGATACCTACAAAATAATTGCCAGAGGAACTCCTCGCAGAACTACAAGGTAAACAATCATGGGACTAGTATCTTCAAGCATACCTAACTTACTTAATGGTGTAAGCCAACAGCCAGCACCGTTACGCCAACCTACACAGGCTGAGATTCAAGAGAATGGATTATCTGATGTGGCTGATGGTTTGAAGAAAAGACCTCATACATCTTACAAAGGGCAACTGCCCCAGACATTAGGGGACTTAGACAACGGGTTGATTCACCATTTTCAATGGCAAGGAAACACGTTTTGTTTTACAGCCTTTTATGACCAAGCCACTTCTAGTGTTGCATTAAAAATGACTGAGTCAGGGGAGGGTTATTCAGCCCCTATTAACCGCACAATCACTAATCAAGCCTCCCAAACTTCAGGGGACTATCTTTACACTACTAACCCAAGGGAAGACCTACAGCTACTAGTGGATGATGATGGTGTCGTTATCTTAAATAAGTCTAAGACAGTCTCTGCCGCAGGTGCAACTTCTTCAGGGACTCTTAACGCACAATTATATAACTCTTTTAGTGATTTACCTGATGGTCAAGGGGCGAATGCCGTAACGGGAAATACCTATAAAATTATTGGGGCAGCTACATCTGCATTTGATAGTTATTATGTTAAGGCTTTGTCTGCAAACACTTATGAAGAAACCCTTAGACCTGGCCAGCAGTTCAGTATTAACGCTAGTACGATGCCCCATGTACTAACACAGTCAGGTAATAACTGGGTTTTAAACACTGTTACTTGGGGCGCAAGGACTTGTGGTGACTCAGATACGACACCCTTACCTTCCTTTGTAGGAAATAAAATCAGCCAGGTATTTTACTTTAAAAATAGACTGGGGATACTAAGTGGCGAGAATATTATTTTCAGCGAGTCGGGAGACCCTTATGACTTCTTCCCTAAAACAGTAACAACAATTTTAGATGATGCTCCTATTGATGTAGCCCTAAAAGATACAGGCGGAAATGCCTTAAAACATGCCGTAGTATTTAATGATACCTTAACTTTATTTTCAAAAAGTAAGCAGTTTAAAGTAGACACTAATGGCCCACTAACACAACAAACAATCTCTGTAGTGCCTAGTACAGACTTTGAGTCTAACACGGCCATTGCTCCTGTAGGCGCGCAGAATGTACTTTACTTTACTGCCACTAGAAGTGGGCATTCTTCTATTAAAGAATACTTTATTGAAGCTGATACTGTTAGAAGTGATGCTGTAGAATTAACAGCGCACGTTCCTAAGTACATCCCTGCCGACTTAAAAGATTTAGTTACCTCTGAAAGTAATGATTTAATCATGGCTATAACTTACTCAGGTAGGTTTTTTGTTTATAAGTATTTTACAGATGGGGAGAAGAAACTACAGGCAAGTTGGTCAGAGTGGATATTCCCTTCAGTAAAAAAGGTGCTAAGTATATATTCTACAGGTGACTATCTTTACTTTGTAGCTGAGTCATCAGACAGAAACTCTTCTGATAATGTTAATGGCATTGACTATTCTTCGTCTAGCAGTGAATTAGTAATTATGGTTATAGACTTTAGTCAGCCTTTAGATAGTGTACAGGCAACAGATACAGTTGGTAATATACAGGCCTTTACTGCATTGCTTGATAACAAGTACACCCCTTCTAATGGAGATGTAACTTATTCAGCAAGTGATGACGAAACCAAGGTAGAGATTCCTTTCTGTTTACGCAGCCCTGTAAATGCAGCCAACGCAGTAGTGATAGATAACACTACAGGTAAGCTATTAGATTTCGAGTGGTGGCTAGACCCTAATGGGGCTATAGACCCCTATAGGTATCTAGTGTTAAATGGTCAGTACACACACAGCCAACTTACAATAGGCTACAAGTATGATTTCAAGTACCGCTTATCACCACAGTACGTAAGAGAGAATAATGGGGCGCAAGCCATCCAGTCAGGTCGCTTACAGTTAAAAAGCATGCGTGTGGGTTTCGAGGACACAGGATACTTTAAGGTAGAAGTAACGCCTAACAACAGGGCTACATCTAGTTATGAGTACACTGGCCAAGTTATCAACCAGATAGGCTCTACTGTAGGGCTACCAAGTTTATCTGACGGTACATTTAAGTTCCCCGTACTTTCTAAGAATGACAGTGTAACTGTAGAGATAAAGTCAGACAGTTTCCTACCGTGTACCTTCCAGACTATTGAATGGGAAGGTTTCTACACCATATTGTCTAAGAGGATATAATGTTAGAAATAGTTGATGCACTACCTAGTGATGCTATTGAGTTAGCATCGCAGTTAAGACCCATAGATAAACTAGAAGTTGAAGCTACAGGTAACACCCCTGAAAAGAGTTTAACTAATAGTTTTAACTTACCTAAATCTAAAGTTTACTCAGGAGTAGATTCTGATAGAAAAGTGGTCTTTATGTGTGGTGTGTCACAGTGTCCTAACAACCCTAAGAATGGTGTTATCTGGATGCTTACTTCTGAGTTAGCTAAAGAACATAAAAGGTCAATACTAATACTAAGTAAGCCCACAATAGAAGACTTATCTGAAGGCTTTAATAATGTATATAACTTAATACACAAGGATAATAAAAATAGTATTAGGTGGTTAGAGTGGTGTGGGTTTGAGGTAGTAAAAAACAGAACATATAAATTAGGTGGAGAAGACTTTTACCTACTGATGAAGAGGATAGAACAATGAGTGCATTTAGTGGCTTAATGATGGGAATGAACTTTGGCTCACAGTATGGGGCAGCATCGAGCAACTACGAGATGACAAAGTTGCAGAACGAGATGCGTACTGAGTCAGCTAAAGATGCCATGGACTTGGACAGGGAAATCCTCATCAGAAGAAGGAAAGAAGAGTCCAGAGCCTATGTACAATCTAATATCGACCTACAACGCAGAGCATTAGAAGCTGAGTCAAGAGCTAATGTGTCTATGGGTGAGGCAGGTATTGAGGGGTTGTCTGTAGATAACGTCAAGTCAGCCATACGCAGACAAGAAGGGCAGACTAGACAACGCCAGAAGGAAACATTCGATAGCAAGATGGACACTATTGATGATTCATTTGAAAGGTCACTACAGACTATGTTAGCGCGTATGCAAGGTTTAACACCCCCTGCACAGCCTAATCTGTTAGCTATAGCATCCCAGAGCTTTGCTCCTGCAATAGACTCTAAGATGGCTGATTCTTTTGATGGTTGGTTTGAGGAGACGTTCGGATGAGTAAAGGACATATGCAGGATTT